TGCGAGCCGCGGCCGATCGCAGAACGATGGCCAGCAACTGATGGGCCTGTATTGCGGCATGGGGCTCGACCTGGCTCCAGCGGATAACGCGGTCGAATCGGGAATCTACGACACGTGGACGCTGCTATCGGCCGGCAAGCTCAAAGTTTTTGCGAGCTGCCAGGACTGGATCAACGAGTACCGGATTTATCGTCGAGACGACAAAGGGCGCGTGGTGAAAAAGCACGATCACCTGATGGACGCCTCTCGGTATCTCGTGCGCACAGGGCGAGACCTGGCGCGCTGCAAGCCGGTCGACAAACGGGACGAGCAGGACTACGGGGGCGGCGGATGGATGGGCTAAACGTGAGAGAGGTTCGATCAGGCTCGGCAAGTGCGATCGTCGCCGAGAGCCTGGCCATGCCGCCGCGCATCCGGTCAAAGGTGCTCGAAGTGCGCAGCGTCTACGTGCCCGAGAACAACCGCAAAGCTGGCCTCGGAAATGCGTTGCTGCGCAAGCTATGCGCCGATGCTGACATCGCAGGAAATGCGCTGTTCCTGATGCCTGACGGCAGCGACGAGGCCGAAACGGCGCGCCTTGAGCGTTGGTACGCAACACACGGATTCGAGCGCATCCAGGGCGACCCGGTTGTGGTCATGCTCCGCAAGCCGCAACATCCGCTGATCAAACACTGAGGCAGCATGAAGCAGAAAAGCAAAGCCGACGACGACATCATCGCCGAGGCCAACGCTCGGTACGCCCGCTGCTTGGCGTTCGAGGCGGACAATCTCAAGGAGGCGCGAGACGATTTTCAGAAGCTGGCGGGCAATCACTGGCCCGAGGCGTCTGTCAGGCAGCGCGAGATTGAGCGCCGGCCGTGCATCACGATCAACAAATTGCCCGCGTTTTTGCACACGGTAACGAACGACCAGCGGCAGAACAAGCTAGGCATCAAGGTGCATCCGGTCGATGATGGCGCGGACATCAAAACCGCCGACGTGCTGCAGGGCCTGATTCGGCACGTCGAGTACGAGAGCGGCGCAGACGCCTGCTACGACACGGCCGGATTTCATGCTGCCGCCTGCGGGTTCGGGTTTTTCCGCATTCGCACGGAGTACGACCGCGAGGACTCTTTTGACCAGGTGCCGCGGTTCGAGCGCTTCCGGTCGCCGTTTTCTGTCCATCCCGATCCTGACGCAAAAGAGCCAGACGGCAGCGACCAGGAATTCTGCTTTGTGGACGGCACGATCGCGCGCTCCGAAGTCAAGCGAGACTATCCCGGCGCGTCGGCGGCAGTCTCGAACGAGAGCGACGGCACGGACGATGTGATGCTGCTCTGCTCGGAGTATTACCGGATCGAGCAGTCTCCGGCCGCGCTTGTGCGCCTGAGCAATGGCGAAACCGGATGGAAAGACGACCTAATCGAGCTGCCGTTCGGCGTCACGATTGTCGATGAGCGCAAGAGCAGGCGCCGCAAGGTGATGTGGTACAAGCTCGCGTCGTCTGAGTCAGTCGAGCGCGGCGCGGTCGGCATGCCAGGCAGCTCAACGACATTCACGGATGTGCTTGAGCGCGCCGAGATTCCCTGCCGATGGATCCCGGTTTTCCCGGTCTATGGCGAGGAGCTTGAAATCGACTCAAAGGTCGTGCGCTCCGGGCTGATTCGGCATGCCAAAGGGCCGTCCGTGATGTACGACTACTGGATGACCGCGGCGACCGAGGAAGTCACGCTGCGCCCGAAGACGCCATTCATCGGCGCCGAAGGCCAGTTCGAGGGTCACGAGAAGAAATGGCGCGCGGCGAATGTGCAGACGTTCGCGTATCTGGAATACAAGCCGCGCACGATTGGAGGTAGTCTCGCGCCTCCTCCGCAGCGACAGCCGATGGCCGACATCCCGTCTGGCGTGCTGCAGATGGCGATGCACGCCGCGGACGAAATCAAATCAACAACCGGCATTTTCGATTCGTCTCTCGGCGCCCGCGGTACGGCCACAAGCGGCATTCAGGAGCGCGAGCAAAAGCGCCAGGGCAACGTCGCAAACTTCCACTTCTCGGACAACCTGACGCGCGCGGTGCGCCATGCAGGGCGCTGCCTCGTGGACATGATCCCGCGGATTTACGACACGGAGCGCGTCGTCCGCATTCTCGGCGATGACGAGAAGGTTTCGCATACGACGATCAATCAACCGCTTGAACAACCGGAAATCGACGAGAAGACCGGCGCCATTCGCACGGTGCTGAACGATCTGACGGTCGGCAAATACGACGTGACCGTATCCGCAGGCGCCAGCTACTCGACACGCAGGCAGGAAGCCTCTGATGCGATGGTTTCGTTTGGCCAGTCCTGGCCGAAGCTGATGGACGTTGCGGGCGACAAGGTTGTCACGGCGATGGACTGGCCGGGCGCCGAAGAAATCGCGGAGCGCATCAAGCGCACGATCCCGCCCGAATTGCTCGGCGATGACGGCGAAGAGGGCGGCGAACAAGGGCAGCAGCTTCCTCCGCAAGTGCTGCAGATCGTCCAGCAGGCGCAGCAGCACATCCAGCAACTCGAAGCCGAATTGCAGGACGCAAAGACCGGAATCGAGAAGGCGCGCATCAGCGCCGAGTCGTCCGAGCGAGTCGCACAGATCAACGCCAACGGCCGCCAGGACGTGGAAGAGCTGAAGGGCTGGATTGCGATGCTCATGCAGAGCATGCAGCCGCCGCCAGCACTCAACGCCGCGGCGATGCAGACCCAAGAACAGCAGCAAGAACCAATCGCGCAGGGGCCGGGCCAGCCTCCTGAATTCGCGCCCGGCCAGCAGTTTTGATCGTGGAGCCATCCATGCAGGAAGCACAAGAGCAGCAAACATCGTCGCCGGCAGACGCAAGCAGTGAAGCGCCGGAAACCGTAACCGAGGAACTACAGCAGTCCGAGCAGCAGGAAGCCGCAGAGAAGCCCGAAGAGGGCGACGAAGGCGACGACCAAGGCGGCGAGGAAAAGCCGCAGGAGAAGCCAAAGCGCAGCGCTCGCGAGCGTATCAACGAACTGACGAAGCGGGCGCACGAGGCAGAGCGAGAGGCGCAGCGCTGGCGCGAAGCCGCCGAGAGAAAGACGGCTGATCCCTCCGAGAAGCCAAACCCTGACAAATTCGGTTCGTATGACGAGTACGTCGAGGCGTTGGCGGACTGGAAAGCGGATCAGCGAGTCGCCGAGTCGTTCAAGAGGCGTGATGCCGAGCGGTCGCAGGCGGCAGAGGCGCGGGCGGCAGAAGCCAAGGCGCAAGCCTGGGCAGAGCGTCAGATCGCCTTCCGCGAAGCCACGCCGGACTATGACGCGGTTGTAGGAAAGTCGGCTGTGCAAATTGCGCCGCACGTCGTCGACACGCTGCTCGACAGCGAATCGGGGCCGGAGCTTGCTTATCACCTCGCCAAACGCCCGGAAACGGTCAAGCGCATCAATGCACTGTCTCCGCTCTCGGCAGCGCGAGAACTCGGACGGATCGAGGCAACGCTATCGAATCCGGCCGCGCCACAATTCAAGCCGGCCAGCAAAGCGCCTGCGCCGATTACGCCAGCTCGCTCTTCCGCGCCTGCGGCAGTCGATCTGGCATCTGCAAACATGGACCAGTACATCGCCGCACGTCGCAAACAAGGCGCGACATTCAGGCGGCGGTAATCCACATCATCACGGAGCAATAAAACATGAGTAATACACTGCTGACCAGCAGCATCCTGGCCAAAGAAACTTTGGCCGTCATTGAAAATAACTGCGCTTTCGGCGGCATGGTCAATCGCGATTATGAAACCGTACAGAGCGCGTCGATGCGGGACGGCTACGAGCCTGGAGCGACGATCAACATCCGCAAGCCGTCGCGCTATACGTATCGGTCCGGGCGCGTCTCTGTGCCGCAGGCATCCGTCGACAACTCTGTTCCGCTGACGCTTTCGCAGGGCGGCGCGGATTTGAACTTCAACCTGTTCGAGCGCTCGCTGCAGATCACCGATCGGCGCATCCAGAAGAAGATCCACGCCGCCGCGGCGACCATCGTCAACGAGATCGACCGAGTTGGCCTGCTGCTCGCCAAGACGGCGGTCTACAACTGCCTGAACCCGACCGGCGCGCTGCCGACGACGCAAGCGCTGTCGCTGGCGGCCATCACCGGCATCAATCAGCGCCTCGACGAAATGGGCGCGCCTCGCGACAACATGCGCGGCTTGATCATGAACCCGGCCATGAACGCGGCGACGGTTGGTGGTTTCGCCGGGCTGTTCAACGGCCAGGCCAAGCTCGGGCGGCAGTTCGACTCTGGCTTGATGGTCGATAGCCTTGGCCTGTCCTACGCGATGGACCAGAACGTTGCGGTGCATACCAACGGCGCCGCAACGGCGACCAACATTAACGGCGCCGGCCAGACGGGCTCTGCGATTACGGTCGTCGGCGTCGCTGGCGGAACGCTGGCGGCCGGGACGGTCATTACCCTGCCAGGCGCCTTTGCCGTCAATCCGCAGTCTCGTGTCAGCACTGGCGTGCTGGCTGATTTTGTCGTTACTGCCGACGTTGCGGCCGCGGCCACGTCGATCCCGATCAGCCCGGCAATCGTCACCAGTGGGCCATATCAGAACGTCACGGCTTCGCCGACGACCGGCCAGCCGTATGTGATCAAGGGCGCCGCTTCGACTTCCTACGGCTGCAATGTGGGATTCCACGAGGACGCGTTTACCCTCGCCATGGTTCCGATGGCAACGCCTCCGGACGGCACCGGCGCGCGCGTTGAGCAAATCTCGCACAACGGCTACACGATCAAAGTGACCGACTTCTACGACGGCACGAACGACAACGTAGTCACTCGTCTCGATGTGCTGTTCGGGTGGGCCGCGACGTATCCCGAGCTGGCCTGCAAGTACTACACGGTCTAAACGACAGCATTTAACCACGGAGCGCCGGGGTTCTCCCCGGCGCATTTGGAGCATAGAGAATGGCTAATGTTGCTGTTACTTGCATAAAAAACGGTAGATCAGACTCTTTCGGCCGGCCGCTTGTTTCTGGAACGTATTACCCGTCTGTCGAGATTGAGACGGCAAAAGCTCTGTGGAATTCCGGGTATGTTTCCGTGGCAGATGCGTCCGTGTTCGACCAAGACCCGCTGGCCGGAACCAGCCCGATTGATGATTTCAATGTCGCCAGGGCGCTGTCTCTTTCAAGACAGCCCGCACAAACAAGCGCCAACCTCGCAGCGGAGCTTGTTGTAGCAGGGGCTGCAAACTCCGAAGAAAGCATCTGGCAGCCCCCAGTGCAGCCGCATTTTCTTGCGGGCGGGCCGATTGACGCTGGCACAGCGACCGCAGAGCAGGCAATAACATCCCTTTGGGAGCCTCTGCGCGCCGCGAACAGTTCGTACATCACCAGAGAACTGATAGGGAAAGACCAGTCCGGCGCCTACGACATCTGGCGCTACGTCCTGACTCCGCCGAACTACACAAAAACTATTGTCCTTACTGGAGCGACTCACGGGCTGGAAGTAACCGGGATGATTTGCCTATATCTGCTGGTCAAAGCATTGTGCGACGGAACAGACAACCACGCCAATCTTCGCTTCTTGCGAACAAAGTGCCGGATTGTGATTATCCCGATTGTCAATCCGTGGGGCATGAACCAGTCTCCTACACGTGAGCGTAGGAACTCACGGCTCATCGACCCAAACCGAAACGCCGACTATCGTTGGGGCAACTACACCGAAACGTTGTACTACGAAAAGGGCACGGCACCATGGAGTGAGAAAGAGTCGCAGTATGTTCGCGATACTATCCTCGCGTATCCAGACGCAACCGCGTTCGTGGACTGCCACAATACGACATCGTCTGGAAGCTACCATTTGTACGGGTTCGTCCCGTCGCATGAAGGCGCTCCCATGTCTGCTGTGCGTCGCGTCATTGACGGAATACAAACGGCAGGAATGACGCAGCAAATAGCCACGCTACCCGACCCTCTGATGATCAATTGGGCCTCTGCAACGCAAGGCCTGAACTCGATGGTGATTGAATGGAATGATGGCAAAGACGGAAATGCCATGTATTCGTCTGCCGACATCACACTTGCCCTGCGATGGTTTGCAAATCTCATCATGGCATTTGCCGCACTTCCAAAGGCAGGGACAAGATCAAAAGTCCAGCCAAGGGCCTGGGAAATGCAGTGGCGGACTGGCGTAGATGTGCTGGCATTCCAATACACGACATACACAGAACTGCTGCCGTTGCAGATGACGCTTGATATCAACTCGGCGGGTATGCTGTACGTGTCGGGTGAAATGACCGTTGCGCACTCGACTACCGCAGATAACGTTTTTGTGTGCCCGAAAATCGGACAGTCAAATACGGGATTTTTCTCGACTGCTGTAAATTCTGTTTTTGAATCATACGCGCGTCTGCAGGACGCTTCTGATCGGATAACAATCCCGTTTAACGCATGTATTCCTGTTTTTCAACCTGGGGATTTTACGCCTCAACCCGTAGTCGGGATGTACTGCAAAACAACGAGCGGGGCGGCAGCGGTTGTCGTGCAGCGTTACAGAATGGTCGCAATATTCATCCCGTCTGACGCGTCTGCACGAGTCGAGCATTACGACGCTACAGGTAGGCTATCCACAGGAGTAGGAGCCTTGTTGCGCACGTTCCCGACCGTAGCAACTTAACAATGTCGTCCACAAAATCCCTAGCAGAGTATTTCGCAGTGGAGACTATCCCGTCTATCTCGGTACTCGCGGACTTGACGAGCTTCGCACTCATGGTAAGCCGATGAGGCTAGAAATTCCGCACAATGGTGACGAGACGGACGGCAATCGCGCGTTTTGGAGAGCGGCAGATGAGTAAGCAGCGCACAGAAAGTCTAGGGCCGTGGCCAAAACAACGCAGCACCTCCCGCGCCAATAATCTGCCCGGCGCCGTCACGCTTCAGGCAACGGATAACAAAAAATGACAACCGCACTTCAGCTTGTAACCTCTGCGCTGCGCAAGATAGGGGCTGTCGCGGCCGGAGAGGCGCCAGACGCGAGCGAGCAGTCGGATGCGCTGGCCGCTTTGAATCAGCTTATCGAAAGCTGGAATCTTCAAGGGCTGACTCTGTATCGGCTTGAGAATGCCTCCTACACGCTTGTTCCGAGCCAGCAGACATACACCATTGGCAGCGGCGCCGACTTCGACGGCGCGCGGCCGATCACGCTGAATTGCGCCTTTGTGACGCGGGGCGGAATCGACTACCAGCTGGCGCCGCTCACACAAGCGAAGTGGAACGAGATTCTGCAGAAATCGCAGGAGTCCCAACTGCCCGAGGCCGTCTATTACGAGCCGACGTTTCCAGACGGAACGCTGCGATTCTGGCCTGTTCCGCTTGAGGCGCTGACGGTCACGTTGGCTATAAACATGCAGCTTGGCGCGGTCGCCGACATCAACGATGACTTGGCATTTCCGCCCGGCTACGAGCGCGCTTTGGTCTATGCGCTGGCTGTCGAGCTGGCTCCAGAATACCCAGCAGTTACGCTGAGTCAGCGCGTGATCGACACAGCAGACGAGGCGCTGGCGGACATCAAGCGGGCGAACAACACGCAAAACCAGGCGGCGACTTTTGACATTGCGCTGGCGGGCGGTTGCGGCGGTTCGCTGGCGGCGTTTATTGCCGGATACTGAAGCCGTGAGAATCCCGCTCGCCGCCGACATCGAAAGCCGTGACGGATCGCTGACGGCCGGCGCGCTGATTGTGAATGCCGCGGTGCAGGCTGAGGGCGACGGCCAGACATCGGCATTCAAGCGCGCGGGAGTCGTCTCTCGAGGATCGGTCACGGCCGGCGATGCGCAGTGCTTTACGGGTGTCGCCGGGAAAGCCGTTGCAGTCGTTGGCGATCACGCCTTCACGCTGACCGTTGGCGAGCCGATCACCGAGGATGCTGACGACGACATGGCGCCGATCTTCTCCGGCCTGCAAGTGTCCGCGCGCGAGTCCGGGCAGGCAAGCAACGCGCGCTCGCTGATGCTCAAGACCGGCCGCGAAGCATGGATTCTGACGCCGTGAGACTTCCGATCGCCACTGACCTGAAAACCTCGATCAGCGATACGACGAAAGACGCGCGCCTGATCAATGCACACACGGAAACGCGCGGAGGAGTCACGAGAGTCAAGAAGCGGCCTGGGGCGCTGGCTACCGGGTGGGACTTCACGACGCCCATACAGAGCGGGTTCGGCGGAACGCTGCTTTATCTGATCTACGGCGACGAATTCAGCGTGATTGACGTCAGCAGCCCTCCTCCTGCGTCCGTGGCGATAGGCGATCTTGTCGGCGGCTATTACGCGATGATCGACAACCCGCCAACGTCGCCTGGTGGTGGCGACGCGTATTGGAGCGCATCGCCCCCTGGAAGTGCCAGGTATGTGGCGACGTTCAAGCCCGGCTATGGAATGGGCGACATCTATGGCGGCGCGAATATGTACCTGCCGCCAAGTTCTCCTGGCCCGTGGTCTGGCGAACTGCGCGGGGCTGTCGCGGCGAGTACTGCAGCAACCGTCAAGAGCTTTGACGAAACGATCACCGCGCTTGGCGGCGTTGTCTGCTGGGGCTCGTCTGGCGGGATTCCGCCGAATGGGTCCGGGCCAACGGCGCGATATCTTCCGACGGGAATGTATGAATCTGGCGGGTTCATCTTGGCGGCAGACAGTCGAGTGTCGAACGCGACCGTCAACTGGACGGCCGGCTATGTCCCTTCAGCAATCCCTGCTGTCGGCTCTCCACTCGGCTACGATATTTTCTCAGGGCCGGCAGTGATCTTAACAAGGAAAACGAAGACATCGGCTACGATAACATCTTCTGGAACGGTCGCAACCATTGGCGCTGGGGTTTTGAGCCCGGCGGCGATCAGCAGGAGAATCGAGGTTTCTGGCGCAAACGAGCCAGAATACAATGGGGTTTTCGACGCCTACCTGAACGCTAACCCTCTGGCCAGCTCGGCCACTGGCGCGCTCTATTACGACATGACCGGAACGCCAGCGGCAAGCCCTGCGACCGGGTCTGTCACAGTCAAATACTTCTGAGCAGACAACGATGCCAGTCCTCGCCGTGACCGTTGCTGGACAGCCGTTCGACATGATGGGGTATGTCGCCGAGCAGTCAGTTTTCGGCATGTTCTTCAAATCTGCATACGATGCATTCAATTTCGAGAATAACGTGCTGACAAAAATCACCGACGCAGATTATCCAGGATGGAGCACGGTCACGCCGACAAGCATCACGCGAACTGGGTCGACTGCGACGGTCACGCTGCCTGCGCCAGTCAACTGGCAATCTGGATCGACCGTGACAATCGCTGGCGCTGCACAAGCTGAATACAACGGCAGCGTTCTGATTACCGTCACTGATGCGACGCACTTCACTTACGCAGTCACCGGGACTCCGACGACGCCGGCAACGGGCACGATAACCGCGAAGGGCGGGCGAACTACGGTGCCAGGGGTCGCCTATCTGGACGGGTATTTCTTCGTCATGGACCAGAATGCCGTTATCTACAACAGCGGGCTGAATGACCCGACAGCCTGGGGCGCGCTGGACTTCATAACTGCGGCTATCGAGCCTGGCGGCGGAGTTGCGCTGGCCAAGACGCAGAACTACATCGTCGCGTTCAAGGAATGGAGCACAGAATTTTTCTACGACGTCGGCAATCCAACGGGGTCCCCGCTGTCGCCTGTGCTGTCCGCATTTACGCTTGTTGGCTGCGCTTCCGGCGAGTCGGTCGCGGAGCTTGATGAGACGGTCTATTGGATCTCGAAGGCGCGGCAGAAGGGGCGGGCGGTCCACAAAATGGTCGGCCTGCAACAGCAGCTTGTCAGTACGCCGGACATTGACCGAATTCTGGCAGCGTCCGACCTATCGAGCGTCTATTCCTACGGCGTCAAGCTGTCTGGCCACTCGTTCTATATCCTGGGCCTGCGCGACATTGACGTGACGCTGGCGTACGACGCCACGGCCGGAACGTGGGCGCAATGGTCGAGCTTGACGGCGCAGACGCCGAAGTCATGCACGCTCACGCAGTCGGGCGGCGTGGCGACCGCGGCATGCACGGCGCACGGCTACGCAGACGGGGCGGCGGTCACGATCGCGGGGGCAACGCCAAGCGCCTACAACGGCCTGAAACAGATTCGCGTCACATCCGCCGACGCCTTCACATTCAGCATCGCCAGCGGCGCCGCAAGCCCGGCGACGGGCACGATTACGGCGACCGGGTACGACGAGGGCTACTTCCGGTACACGCACTATGTGTCTGCGGCCGGCCGCGACCTTGTTCTGCACGAAACGACCGGAGCGCTTGTCGAAATCACTCCGGCCGCCTACACCGACGACGGCGCCCCGATCGCGCTGAAGCTCCGCACAGGCAAGCTCGACAGCGGCAACGAGAACTACAAGAGCATTGGTCAGATTCGCGTCATCGGCGAGAAGCAGGGCGGCGAGGCGATGCTGCGATGGTCGGACGACGACTACACGACGAACTCGGCCTGCCGTCCTGTTGATCTGTCGTCGGTGCAGGCGCGCATTCGGCGGTGCGGGGCGTATCGGCGCAGAAGTTTTGAAGTGCTGCACATCGCCGCCTTGCCGGTGCAGCTTGAAGCGCTCGAATTGGACTGAGAGGAAAAAATGCAATCAGCGATGGATTTTCACGGGCTCGGGGCGAAATACCCTGGCAGCGGCGGCGGGCTCGACGAAGCGGCGCAGGCGGCCGGCTATCGGGCGCTCGGCAATGGCAACTACATCAACCAATCGCGATGGTGGGAAGCGCCGATAAGCGGCCAGGACCTGCAAGGCAAGCTGTCGTCGCAGACGCTCGCAAAGCAACAGTCGAACCCGTCAAATCTGATCGGCAGCACCGATTACTTGGCGCAGATTCAGCAGTACCTGAACCCGCAGGCATCGTCGGCAGCGGGTGGCGCAGCAAGCGGCACGCAAACGTCAAACCCATACGAGAAGCGCCTGCAGGAACTAGTCAACAACCCGAATTCGATCAGTGACAGCAACGCCTACAAGTTCCGGTTCAACCAGGGCCAGCAGGCGCTGGAGCGCGGCGCGGCAGCCAAGGGCATGCTTGGCAGCGGAAACACGCTGGCGGCGCTCGCGCAGTACGGGCAGGGGCTGGCATCGGACGAGTACGGGAACGAGGTCAGCCGCCTGGGCGCGCTTTCCGGGCAGCGCGACCAGTACAACCTTGGCCTGAAGGGCCTTGCGAACAGCGAATACGGGCTGCGCGCAGGAACAGACCAAAACCGAGGATCGCTCGCGCTTTCGGCGCTGACGACGGCGAATGACCAGCGCCTGAAAGCGAACCAGCTCGCGTCCAGCACAGCAACGGCAACCGGGCTCGTTCGCCCGAATATCTGGTAGGGGGGCGTTATGTACGACCAAGGGTCAATGGACAGAATCGGCCGACTGATGAGCTTGCGCGACCTCGTGACGGCCGGCCAGACGGCACCTGACGCGGCGCCTCTTCCCATGAATACGCTGCGAAACAACACGACCGGCGCCGAGTATCAGTTCGAGTCCTCTCCGCCGGGCGGCGCGGGCCGGCAAGGACCGCAGCTCGACTACTCGCAGCCGATCGAGATTTTCGGCCAGGGCAAGGGATACGCGATCAAGGGGCAGCCGCTGGCGGCGATGATAAACGGCCGGCGCGTTGATTACGGCGTCGACGACGCTGCTAGCAAGGTCGCGACGCAGCGCGCGCAGGACCTGGCCATCAAGCGCGCGGAGCAACAACAGGGGCTGGACTCTGGCGCGCTCGATATCGACAAGAAGCGCATGGAGAATGCCGCGCTGCAATCGACAGGTGGAGCGAAGCCGCTTACCGAGTCGCAAGGGAAGGCGGCCGGGTTCGGCGTTCGGGCAAACGATGCTGATTCAATCATCAGAGACATTGGCGGAAACGGCGATGTGCAGCCAGGCCTTATCAAACGATCCGCAGAAGCTGTGCCGTTCATTGGTAGCGCGCTTGGAACGCTGACAAACTTCACGCAAAGCGAGCCGCAGCAGAAGGTAGAGCAGGCGCAGCGCAACTTTATCAATGCCGTGCTGCGCAGGGAGTCCGGAGCGGTGATTTCTCCCGAGGAGTTTGACAACGCGAGGAAGCAGTATTTCCCGCAG